GGGTATATTACTTACAGTGCCGTAGGTACAGCAGAGGCTCCAGATATTTTCCCTCAGGAGAATGTTATTAAGCTTATAGGCAGGAATCTTAGCCCCATTGGGATAATTACAGATGGTTTAACTGGTAATCTTGTTGTATGGGATACCTCATCTATTGCTGTGATAGATGCATTGGGATTGAGTGCTAAGGCTATATTTCCCGTTTCAGGTATTTCTCGTAAGGGGGTAGTGTCGACGCCTTATGGTGTAGTATATGCTGGGAATACACTTGGGATAACAGATTTTCAGAAGTTTATTAATCTCGGTGAGGTTGTTCACAAATACTATGATAGTGATTATCAGCCTGATTCGAACCGTCGTTTATACTACAATCCTCATACTGACGAGCTGTATTTGTTCAACGGTCCCAGCGTTGTCGGGATGAAGGCATTAGTATATTGGTTTCCCAGAAAGATATTCTCTCGGTTTACATTTCTATTGTCGAGCTTTACTGAATTAACCGCTGATCCTATCACAGGCGTATCATTTGTCTATGATAAAAGTCAAAAGTATGTGTCATCTGGGGATTACCTTGTTCCTACTGAAGATGACCCACTTTATATCAAGACCTATGCGAACGATTATGATATGCCTGAATATGAGAAGACGCCATCATTTTTGTTCTTGAAGTTAACTGCCCCGAGCTCAACCCAGTGGAAAATTAAGTTCACGACCGATAGAGGTGACCAGTACACACTCTCCGGGAGCGGTTCTGTAAACCGAAACTACAGGCTTCCACGTTATCCTCATCGGAATATACGCATGGAGTTTTCAGCATACGGTGGGGACCCAACAGTTCCGATTGTACTCTGGGGAGCTGCGGTTACCAGTACGGTAAAACTACCAAGGATAGATTCTATTCCCACACACGTTGGTATATCCTGTTGTAATCTTCAGGCTGGGGATCTTTGGGATGTTAATGGTGTCCCGTGGACAAGTGCAACGATTGTGTGGACAAGTTTTGTCGAGGCTGTTGGTGAGGTGCACTGGGGATTCTCCTCGGGAGAGCTGAATAACATCATCTATGAGGATTCACCGCCCAGAAAGTGTCATTCGGTGACAAGTGATTTTCCTCTCGACACAATTATATGGTACAAAGCCATTTCTACAGCATCCTCTGGGGCTCAATGTGTTTTGGGCCCAAAGTTCTTTAAGACGGGAGCGACTGTTTGGGCTGAGCCAGCGAGTAACATTACCATTGACGCTGGATTTGCAACTTTTACGTGGGATACATTTTCTGCTGAGTTATCTGGTCTTGCAACCGAATTTGAGGAAATCCCCGAGCCCTCTGGTCAGGAAATGACACTACAAGAGATTGTCTCAAGCGTTGCAATTTCTACAACCACCGAAGCGGTTGGGGATAAGTTGTATGCGGTTGAAAATATTCTTAATGATCCATCAGGGACTATACAGATAACATTAAGAGATGCTGTAGTAGATACTTGGGCAACGGGAGATTGGGTAAGAATAAGTGGTTGTCAGGCTGGTATGACTCAGGCAAATAATACGACAGATAATCCATATTGGGTGATTCGTGAGATACAGAGCTCTACACAATTTCTCATTCAATATCCGAACGGTAATAGTGTTACAGGCACAGGAACTTATGGTAATGATGCCAGTGCACATAGAATAAAGAGTGGTGCTACTAACTATAACACCGCCATAGATTTGGTTTCTTTTGTCACAGTAGCTTAGGGGAAGGTAAGATGTCTACTAACATATTCATGGATTTTGTGAAAGCGGGATTTAAGCCAGTGGAGCTTAGCCTTATTGCTAACAAGGAGAACCTGTTCCTTGAGAAAGATGTGTATATTGATGATGAGTTAGTTGAGAGCGGAAGAAGTCATAGTCTCACACGTGGGTTTATCACGGCTTTACAGGCTGTGTGTTCTCAATTATCTATAGGTGCATTTAATAATGTGGTTAGCATGCCGGGAATGGCTACCCATGTAATTTCTGGTTTACCCGATTTACACATTTGGGATTATGGAGTTACTTACACAGGCGGTAGCACCGTTAGGCAGTTAGTAGTTCAAATAGATGGAACAGGCACACCTGATACCTTTAAGTGGTATTATGGTGACCAAGTTGGTTACCCGCCACCTTCATGGAATGCAACGGGTGTTGCTATTACGGGGGATATACAGTATTTGGGTAATGGAATAAAGATTATTTTTTCTAATACAACCGGGCATGTTTTAGGTGGGTATCAAAGGATATATACCTCCGGGGGAAGTATTATGCCATCTACTGTTTTTAATTTTATCCCCCATAGCAGCTACCCTTATGAGACGGGACTTATATTTGACGCTTCTGCTCAAGCGGTGCATCTATTCGAGCATTATCCTATTAGTAGAATATTGAATGGAACAGGTAATGGTCAATTACAGTATGCTGGTCTAAGTGTAACCCCACCCGCTGTAGACGCTACCAGCAGTCAGATTACAATAACCCGCTCTGCATCAAATGGAAGCGGATCCCCCGTAACTGTTAATGGCTTTGTTTTATTTGCACCAAGAAATCAGGGAAACAGTTGGAGTGGATATGACGTTATGGCTCGTGACGTTTTCAGTTCATCTAAGGTGGTTAATGCTGGTTCTACTATTACGGTGAATAGCCGCATAAAGACCTCCCTGGGAGCCTCGGGGGGATTTGTAAGGCAATTTATGGACTTACTTTATAGGCAGGCTGGTTATACATCGTATGGTGCACTCGATATTAGTAATACCTCTCGAATTGAAAGTTATGACTATCGTGTATTTAATCCATTGTCTATTGTCCCTTATGGTAATACCTATGGTTGGAACCCCAACACAGGTCTTGTTGTTGGCACTGATCCCACCGCTGTTTCAATGACAGATATAGCCCTAAAGAGTATTATTCCCCATGGAAGTGGTGCTGGACAATTGCGTTGGTTCGGGACGATAGTAGACCCGCCGTATTATGATTTGATGGCTAAAACCGTTAAGTTTGATATGTATGCTGCATTTAAGAACGATTCAGGTGGGGCTATAACTGTGAAAGAAATTGGGTGGTATGGCACACATGCCTATCCTGCGTATGCTTACTTACTTGCCCGTATGGTAAACGCCAATGGCTATGTTACTGTGAACAATGGTGATGGTTTAATTGTAAAATTAACAATTGGAATCCAACTGTAAGGAGGTATTTGGAAATGCCGAATAGTTGGAATAATTATGATATTACCTCTATGTCTCCGAGGGGTTTTGAAAGTGCCCCTTTTGACACATACCAAAATCCACGAGATACTGCGTGGTATTACAATCCACCAATGGCGAACGTTCCCTCAGCTCCGGGATTTGGTCAGGAGAGTAACTGGATGCAGTATCTACCTTTTCTGCTTGGTGGTGGGTTGGCAACTCTTTATCCATTAGGGAATGCACTTGGGTTATTTACATCCCCTCAGCAGAAGGCTTTTCAGCAGATGGGACAAGCAGTCCCGAATGTCAGAAATATCTCAGACCTATCCCGTCTGATAGGTTATACACCGCTGACAGCCGACCAGCTCCGTCAGGCGGTTAATGCTGTTTATGGTTCTCAGGTTGGTCAGGCTCAGTCAGCCGCACGTCAGAGGTCATTAGCATCCGGGATCTATGGTGCTCCTGCGGAGGCACTTGTCCAGCAAGCGAGGACACCAATAGATGTAGCTCGTATGGGTCAGGAGGTTACCATCATGCAAGCTGCTGACGAAAGTCAGCGGGCTGCCGCACAAATGGTAATGAATCTACTCGAACAACAGATACGAGCCAAGACCTATGGAGCTGCGGGGGCAAGCACATCAAGCCCGTTTGCGGATATTATGTCGTTGCTACAAACAGGATTTCAATTAGCACCATACATTTTACCATTTCTTATGTGAGGTGAAGTCTAATGCCGGGACTCGCATCTGAGTTAAAAGAGCTTGAATATGGTAAGGGAATGAGCAGTTCCCTTACTGAGCTTGCTAATACGATATTGCGTATCAAGCAGGCTCAATATAACCGAGCTGTCTCTGAGCAGTTCGTTTCCCAAATGGCTCAGCAACTTCAGCGGGCACGGGAGCAAGGTTTGCCCGAAGGTAGGGTTGCGGAGATCTCCTCAGCATTAGATGTATTCCAGAGGCAGATGGAGTCCCCTGCAGCGACGTCGCCTTTATCTCTCATACCCGGAGGTGCGGGTGCTCCTGACCCAACGGAGGCTATGGGTAAGATAAGCAATGCTCTTATTTCTGCGACTATTACTCAGAAGCTACTTGATGGGATATATAAGGGATTGCAGTCATTGGAGGGTGCTGTAGATGATAAAGGGATACAGCAGGCTATCGGTAAGTATAAGAATGTGGTTGGAATCTCTGCATTTCAAGCTATGCTGGCGAATGCATTAAAGATGTTTGATACATATAGAACCTTGGGTCTTGAGCCTCCTCAGGATATTATAGATAAGCTTACAACGATATTGAGAGATGTTTATGGACATGCGACAGAGATAGCAAAGACCCAGATAACCGGGCAGTATCATGTAGCTGCCGCTGGAGAAGCCGCTCGATTCGCAATGAAGCAGCAGGAAGATGAGAGAAAATGGATTTTGGATGAGATCAAAAGAAAAGAGGCAATGATTGAGGATCTAAAGAAGAGATGGGTTGAGATGACAAAACCCTCTACTACCGAGAGCTACACAGGGACAAAGGGAGAGAAGGACCCCAACAAGATGGAGAGAGACTTTGCCCCTACTAAAGCGGCTTTAGTTGCTGAAATAGCTGCTCTTACAATGGATATAGGTGCATTGAGTGAGCGTATAGGTGGGACGTGGACTCGCCAGAATGCTGCACAAAGCGTGAATGAGATGATTGACGCAGATCTTAACAGATACATAGCCAAGTATGGTGAGAACCCTACTGATCCCCGTATAAACAGTGCTGTTTCTCAACTTAAGAAACTTCGAGAGGATATACAGGGTCAACTTTTAGCACCTCCATCTTCATACATACCCGGAGGTGGAAACACATCAATTAGTGGATCGTGGAGAAGCTCATATACCCTCCCAGAAGGTTCTACTCTGCCACAAGGAACTCCAACGCCTGGGACAGAAACACCTGGGACGGAAACCCCTGCGACTCAACCAGTTCCACAGCCGACACCACGGGCACCTGCAGGTGGAACTCAACCACCAGCGAGGCTGAACCTTTATCAGGAGGTTATGAAGTCTCTTGAGGAAAGCAAGAGGAAGAAATAATGGCTGATAACTATACATTTGAAGAGAAATCTAAAGCTCTCTTTAATTCTCTTAAGAAAGCCACACCCGGCAGAATGGAGGGAGTTGACTATAATAAGTTCAGTCAACTTCTCATAAACCCCGATGCTCGCCGTGCTATGTGGACTATACTGAGTAAGGACTCTAATCTTGTTGTTCCTCCTTTTGAGGAGTTCGATAAATTCTTTTCCCCTGACACACCTGCTGTAGGGGCTAAGAAAGTTGCCGTTCCCCACAAAGAACCCACCCCAGAAGAAGTTAAGAAGGCTCAGGAGGTATCAAGATTGGAGGGTGGTGAGTATGTTCCCGGTGCGGGTTACGTCATTCCCGGGATGGAGATTCAGGCTCCCCGATATAAAGGCACGCCCGAAGAGTTAGCAAAGGTTAAACTACCTCAGACCCCAGAAGAGATAGCAAAGGCAAAGGGAGAGCTGGCAAAGCTTGGTCCCCCACCGGGTATAGCTGTTTCCAAGGAGCAGATGGAAGAGGAGTCTCGCCGTATAAAGACAGAGATGGATCAGCTCACCAGAATAGCCCTCAGTTTTATTCCGATAGCTCAAGTTGTTCCGCTTGAATATGATAAGATTCGGACAATCGAGCGTGCGGTAGCAAAAAAGGATTATGTGTTAGCAGGGATAAATGCTGGACTTGGTATTGCCAACCTTCTGTTTGCGGTAGGTGCTGTTGGAGGTGAGCCTGTTGCGGGTATGACATACTTGTCTGGAGCCTTATCTGAACCCACCGAAACCGTTGCTGAGAGGATAATTGATAATAAACACGCTGCTCAGATTATATCTAACATTTCTACATTTGCACCCGCACTGGCATTGGGCTTAGTTCCAGCCGCAATTATTGGTGGAACTGGACTTGTTGCGACTGTTGCAAGCCAATATCTTGAGAAGAACCCAAATCTATCAGAGGATTGGAAGCAAACCATATCTGAGCTTATTGGGCTTGGTCCTATTGTGGTTGGGGGAGCTGTAGCAAAGGGTGTTCCTAAAGCTCTTAAGCTTGCTGAAACGGTTAAGACAAAGATAGCGTTGCGTGGTCTTAGGACAGGTGAGTCCCCATCCGATGCTGCTGCGAAGATACTTGAAGCGACAAGTTCGATAACAACCTCCCCCGAGGAAGAGGCTGAGATCTTCACTATAGCTGAGACTCCAAAGGAAGAAGAGCAAATCAATAAGATCCGTAAAGCAGCGGAGGCGAGAGCTAACCGTATTAGGGCACAGGCGGCACAAACTGAAGCTGCTGCCCCTTCCGAAAGGGCTGGGAAGATAACCCCAGAACAGGCTGAACAAATGATAAAGGAGGGTCAGAAGGCACTTAGAACGGCTATAGAACATCAGGATGTACCTAAGGCTGTTCGTAAAGACACTCCTGATCCCGAGCGGCTCAGAGAGCTATACGGATTTCTGAGGAACCTTAAGTTTGACAATAAGGGTAATCTTATTTACCAGGGTCCCCCTGAATCAGCAGAGAAGGGGTGGCTTTGGCTTGCAGATGCAATAGAGCAGGGTAAAGTTGCATATCCCGAAGGGGCAGATCCAGTAACGATTATAGAAGCAACAAAGAGATTAGTCGCAGATGAACCTACCCGCACAGAACTTACCAACAAGCTGAATAGAATAATAGGGAACAGACTCACGGGGAGTCTTCCTAAGCAGATAATTGAGGCTATGAAGGCGGCTAAGACGGATGAAGAGTGGAATCATATTTACGAGATGGTGGCAAGGGAGACGCCAGCCTTTTCGGAAGAGGAGCTGTTTGGAAGAGTGCTCAAGGAGGTCTATTTTGGAGAGTATGCTCCTGTCAAGGATATAACTGCTCTGAGAGCTATGGAGAATGCTCGTGAGGAGGTTAAAGCTGAAGCTAAAGCACCTGAGGCTAAAGCTGAAGTACCCCAAGGTGGGGTGCTACCCATCCCCGAGAAGAAACCCCCCGTCTCTAAGAAGAAACCCTCCGTCTCTAGGAAGAAACCCCCTGTCAAAGTTAAACTCACATACGAGCCCCCTGAGTATAAAAAGGGCGATGAAGTAATTGATGTGCGTGGTCGAAAATGGACAGTAGTTAGTTATGATCCCACCCAAGGGGTGTATCATGTAAAGAACGAAGCACGGCGTATATCAGAAGCGTATTTCCCTGTGAGTCGATTTGTAGCCAAGCATAGTCCTGAAACCGAGTATATGATACGTATGCGGAGGATACTTGAGATACAGAAGGAGAACCCAAATATAAGTAGAGAAGAAGCCGCCGCTATAGCTGATGCGGAGAATGTTGATCGAGATTGGGCAGATGTAAATCGGGCAATGGATGAAACAGAGAAGTTGGTTAAGGAGATGGTAAAAGAGGAGACGCCTGGGCGACCTTCTGAGGAGGGGGAAGCGTTAAGTTATGCGGCAAAAGAACTAAGCCGCATGTTCGGAATTCAAGTTATAGTAGGTAAAGAAAAGGTAACAAGGGGTGGTAAGGGGAGGGGTAGGCCCAAAAAGAAGATTACTGAAGAGGAGGCTGAGGCTGCAAAGCTGGCTGCGTTTGAGGATATGAGAAAGGAGGGAATAATATCCGAGGAGGGAGAACCGACAAGTGAGGTAATAAAGCAAGTCGTTAGAGAGAGTAGTATAGAGGCGTTAGACGAGGCAAACGCCAGTGTTAGAGAGGGGGTGGAAAACCGACTACAACAGCTCAGAGAAAATCCTAAAAAAACTTTTGACAGAGTAAAGAATGCCACATTGAAGCAAGCGGGTGGTATAGTATATACCATGCTTAATACTCCTGAGGGAAGACAGGTTGTGGAAGCGGTTAAAGCTAATCCCGAGGAGGGTATGAAAGGTCTTGTTGATTTACTAACCACCCGTTTTCAGGACATAAGCCCCGAAGCAGCTAAATACTTAGCGGATATAATTCTCAAGTTGGATGAACCCAACGCCATTAAGAATATTAACAAGATTTTTGACCCTAAAGCGGTTCGTAAGTACATGGAAACGGGACAAGCCCCCGCTGGTCTTAAACCCTATTTCGATAACATCATTAATGAGTTAAACGAGATATTTAAACATGCTCTTCCTTCGTTTATCTTTCCTGTTGATATAAGGATGATTAGATATGGGGTTCGGCTTCTTCAGAATGGGTATGTTAGATTCAGTGAGTTCCGTGACGCCTTGAAGCGTGACTATCCCATGCTCTTTGACAAGAAAGTTGAACGGATATTCAAAGAGGCGATAAAAGCTTATTCTCAGGTTGTAGGGCAGGATAAAATACGAGCACCTCTGGATTTCTTGTTAGACCCCGCATCTCTGGTTCCCAGTGACCATTACCTGAATATGAGAATAAAGCACGGAGACCTTCATAAAAGGATTCTCAAGTTCTTTGCGAAGTCGCCTGATGGGGACAAGCTTATACCCGAGGAAGAGAAGCGTCATGGGGCTATCTGGAAAGCTGTTCAGTTAGTTAAGGGATGGGTTAACCCTATAGCCACAAAGTATGAAAGTCGTGAAGCTAATATCGTTCGTGATGCCTCGGCGAGATGGTTAATCAGGCGTCATGCTATTCCTACCAACATAGGTGGTGTAACTGAGGCGATGTTGCATAAAATAATAGGCAATATCCCGAAGATAATGAAGGTTGATGAGAAAGGTTACCAGCATGTAGCTACCCCGAAGAAAGAGTTTCTTGAAGCCATTGAAAGGGCGTTGCCTCATATACGAGAAAAAGAAGTCCCGAAGTTCTTTACCCCCCTTGATGTCTTTGAGTACATTCACATGTTTGACAATGTCCCTAAGGAATTAAGAGCACTCCGCAATATCTATGACATTGCAATGAATAAAATGCGGGCACGTGGGAATGCACTTAGAAAAGAGGCGGGTGATAAACCTTACCCAAAGTATACAGACCCATTTAACGTTGGCGGTATCACTGCTCACCGTCTTGTATTAGGAGCGGAACCTGATATTGAAGTTGTCGGAAGTTCCCCAACCGCACTACGTGAGTATGCCCTTGAGGCGTACGGAGTTGAGAAAGGTATACGTTATTCAACGGATCTTATTGCAAATTATGTTGAGGAACTCAAATACTATTATCGTGACATCGCTGATTCTATGTATAAAAAAGATGTCAGACCATTGGGGGTAAAGACAACTGAGGCGGCTAAACAAATAAGAACCGAAGCTGACGCACTTGATCATAACAGAGAACAACTTACAAAAATAATGTTCCCTTACATAGATAAATTAGCGAAGGCGGGACTGCCCTCAAGTGGTCAGCACCCAGCAGAAATAAGAGAACTTGCAAATAAGATAGAATTTCCTCTAATGGAATGGCTTGATAATATTGCTTTAAAGGAAGATAAAGTAGATAGATTAGTAGAAGCTGAAAAGCTTAAGCCTGAGTTAGGATTTTATATGTCAAAAATGAAAAGAAATGCGAGCGAACTACGACGTCAAGCCGCAGTTATAGACAGCCAGGCTAAAAGCCCCCTTGCAGGAATGGAGCGGGTTTACAGTATTAGCGATTTTAGAGATTTAGCGTTTCCTGCTGAAGTAGCAAAAGTGTTACGGCGACTCGCTGGACATGAGGAGACCGCAAAATACTCATCACTAAAAACAATTGCTGATGCAAACGCACTGATGACTTCCTCAACCCTTGCGGGCGACTTCTCCAATGGATTCATCCAACTGCTGCCGCATCTGGTAAGCCATCCCTACCTGTGGAGTAAATCAATGGCATTAGGGTTAGAACACTTTCTCAAACCCGACACATGGGCGAAGTGGATTATGAAGCCAGAGAACCTCAGGATAGTAAAGAACTATCCTGATATAATGCTTGGAACTCAGGAATTTTACCTTGGTTTGCACACAACTTTGGTCAAGGGAACACCTAAAACTACTTTGGGGAAAGTTTTCCATGCTCCTATACATCTTTTTGAGGAAGTTCTCACTCCCTTTGAGCGTCACTTTGCAATGTCTGGCAATGTAATGCGTATTGAGCTTGCTAAAGCTTATGAGCCACTATTTGTCAGACACCATAAAGAGGGAGAATTGGGGAACTTTGTCAATAAGATGACAATGCAGTATGATACACGTTTAGCTGGAGTCCCTATATGGCAGCGGATGGTTGAGAGAGCACTCTTTGCCACGCCGGGCTATTTGCGTGCTTCATTTAACTATATCGGGATGGTTCTGAGGGGTGATATAGAGTCGGTGCAGGCGTTAAAAGGTATTATTAGCTTAATGGTTGGTCAGGCTGCCTTCTACTATGGATTATGCAAGCTTACAGGTCAGGAACCTCAGCTTGACCCCACCGACCCAATAACATTCATGACATTCAAGCTTGGCGGTGTTCGTGTTGGTTTGGGCGGTGTATTTTACGCATTGTTCAAGACGGCGATGATAGCTGGTATGGATGTATTTGGGAATAAATACAAGGACGCCCGTGAGAAGTGGGTTTCAACTCTTCAGCCGATTGCAAACTTTTTCATGCAACGGGCATCGCCATTGGTGCAAATGGGAATGCGTACGGTAAGTCTGGCATCATTTATAGGTGAACCCTTCCAGAATATAGGAATAATGGGTGGAAATCTACTTATAGACAGCTTTACACCTATATGGACACAGAGCTTATTGCATCCATTGTTTGAGTATGTTACTAAGACAGATAATCCAATTTACAACGCTAATCCTTTTGTAGATGCGGCTGCAAACCTGTTAGGTCTTAGATCAATACCAGAAGACATTTTCATACATGCGGCTGATAATGCCGTAAAGAACCATCCCGAGGTATTTGCGGACGATGAGATCTTAAAAGACCTTAAAGATGCGAGAACATGGCGAGAGTTAGGGCAGTTAGACCTTAAAAGGCACAATTATCCTCGCTATATGGGTGGGCTAACCCCTGCACAGAAAATATTCATGGGTAAGGCGAGGGATAATCAAGACCTCCCTTACCTTTGGAATCTTTATTGGTATACCCGGCAGGTTCTTGCTGAACAATATCGTGGAAGACATGGTATCCTCTTAAGAGGAGGAGAAAAATCATATTGGGAACTGCAAAAGGCGTGGGAGGAGAGATTGAGCAGACAATATACACCGGGTCAAATTGCACGCCTTAAGCGTGGAGAGCCCCCGACAGAAGAGGAGGCACAAGAGTTAGAAGAAACGGGAGAGGAAGAACAATGATAATTTACACTTTTCCTAAGAAATGGAAAAAGATTCCAGCGGATAGAGTTGTTGAGTTAATCGGTCTATACTCTGACGAGTATGGAGTTGACGCTCGGTTGATGCTTGCCCAGACATATTATGAGAGCATGTTTGATCCGAATGCATTCAACAAGAGAAGCGGTGCTTCAGGTATAAGGCAGATGCTTCCGAGGGTATTTCAATACAATGCGGAGAAGTTAGGTTTTCAAAACCCGAACATCTTTGATCTCAAGCAAAACTTAAAGGCTGGTATCTATGAGTTCTCTAATCTCCAGAAGCACTTCTTGAAATATGGGTATGAGCTAAAGGAAGCCGAGAAGTTTGCTCTTGCCTCATACAATTGGGGTTTAGGGCATGTTATGGACTGCATTTTGAAGCACAGCCCGAATGAAAAGATGTTTGTCAACATCTATCCTTACATACCCAAAGAAACCCAAAAGTATGTTGATAACATCACAAATGATAGGGAGCTTATTGAGGAACATGAACTGGCTTAAGTTACTAATCGGGCAGATAGTCAATAGTAAATGGTTCTGGATTGGTATTGTATCTCTAATCATTATTGTTGGAGTGGTTGCATCGGTAAGCTCATACATTACATCATTGTCACAAAAGTTTAATGCCTTACAAAATGAGCTCGCTAAACGGGATACTCTTCTTAAGATCTCTGAACAAGCCTATACACGGCTTGCTTTTGTAAAAGAAGAGGTAGAGACTGAGAATACCCAGCTCAAGAAGGTTATCGAGAAAGATAAAGCGGAAATACTAACCTTAAGTTCGATAAGTCAAACCACAAAAGTTGAATCGGTTTATATCCATCTTAGAAATGGTAGATTCGATTACTCAAATCCATGGGTAAGGTTCTCGGGGAACATTCTTCTGAGAGACTCAGTAGCAAGCGACATCTTTTTAGATAAGCTCTGGGTTCGTGACTCAGTAAACGTTGTTATTACTCTTCAGAAATTGGGGTTGGTCAGGGGATATGTTGTAAGTTATTCGCCATACNCCANGATTAACAATGCAACATTCGAGGTAGCCATGCCACAAACAAAGTATAACCTTATTGGAGCAATAAGAAGTGCGTTCGTCTCTGATGAGACCGCACATTTGAAGCCAACAACCTACATCTATGCTGCCGGGACTGGAGCTACTGTAGGTATATCCGCAGGAGGTAAACTAAAGCATGCTATTATTGGGGCGAGCTTAGGTTTAGCGGCGGCATTTGTTGTAGATTACTTCATTCTTGGTAAGCAACACTGAAAGGAGGTTTATTGTTATGCCCGCAAAGAGTGCAAAGCAGAGGAGACTCTTTGGGATAGCACTTGCCATTAAGCGTGGTCAAACTCCAGCATCCTATTCAAAGGCGGCTGCGAGAATGGCAAGGACTATGAGTACTCAGCAGCTACGAGACTTTGCTAAGAAAACAAAGAAGCGAAGGAAAAGATGAGATTTGCTATAGTCTCAAAAGAAGGGGATGGGGCTGGACTCGCCCTTCGTCTGCACGATGAGGGGAATGAGGTATCTTTTTGGAATGCTTTAAAGAGCCAAAACGAGATCATCACAGGGTTCGGCATCAAGAGGTATTTTGGCTCTAATACACCTCTATTAGAGTTTATTCGCCGTCACCATGACTGGCACTTCATCTTTGATAGCTTTGAATGGGGAAGTATTCAAGAGAAGATGAGGGAGCACCACATTCCAGTCATTGGGACAAATAGGTTTGGACAGAAGATAGAAGTTGACCGTGAATGGCAGTATAACTTTGCTCGAAGCATTGGAGTTAAAATACCTGAGTATCACGTTATTGAGTCAATACCAGAGGTTGTGAACTTCATAAAGCTCCATCCCCAGAGGTATATTCTAAAGCAGACCGGGGGTATGCCTAAAACTCTGAACTTTGCTGCCCAAGAGAATGACTCATCTGACCTAATAGACCATCTCGAAGCGGTGCAGTCAAAGACAAAGTTACCTAAAGGTAAGTTAATATTACAGAAGCTCATTAGTGGAACTGAGGTTGCCGCCAGCGTATTTGTTGTTAGCGGAGTAGCGATGGGTAGAGGAGACGGACCTATTATATTTGAGAACTTTGAACATAAGAAGTTCCTTGAGGGAAACCGTGGCTTAACTACTGGAGAAATGGGAACTGGAATCATTGCTTACGAAGGTCCCCATAGAATCTATGATGAGATGCTACGCCCCATTATACCTTATTTAACCAATTATACTGGTGAGGCTGACGCTAATTGCATTTTGGATGATTCGGGGCAATTGTGGCTTGTAGAGTGGACACTTAGATTAGGCTATCCAGCCATCTACATCGAATTAGCTATGCTTGATGAACCTGTGTGGGCGTTCTTCTCAAGGCTATACTCAATGGATTTTACCCTTAGATTTAAGGTTGGTGAGCCACACGTTGGGCTTGTCTTAGCATTCCCACATTTTCCAATAGAAGATATAACCAATGTTAAAGATAGCTTCTACAATGAACATCTGAACTTGAAATATTTATCCCATCAAGACGTAAAAGACGTCTATCTTATTGAAGTGAAGAAATCTAAAGGGAAGACGCTGATCTCAAGTGAGACTGGCTATGCGGGAATTTTTATCGGAAGAGGTCAAAGTTTTACCGAGGCTTCTCAGAACGCCCAGAACCTGATTGAGAAGGTTCCCCTTTCAAAATTCGGATTTTATCGTCGAGATATTGGAGAATCCTCTGACGCTCGGTATAAGAAAGTTGCTTCAGCTCTTCATCAAGAGGCTTCTGGAGATCGTAGATTAACGCCAGCTTTTCCCGAACTCTCTGGGCCACTTTCCGAATCTTAGGATCCTTTGACTTAGCCATCCCCTCAAGTTGCCTCTGTAGTGTACGTTTGAACTTACCATGTGTTAGTAGTAACACCTGAAAGAACGCCTCAGCACCTCCGGGAAGCTGGCTCTTATATTCATTGTTTACCCTTCGCAAGACACGAGCAAGATACTTAACTGTTCCCTCGATGTTTCTTTCTCCCACATCTTCTGGTTTACGCTGTGCGTGCGGCGTTAGACCCTTTACCTTCCCGGCAAGAAAGTCTTCAAATGTTGGATTCCTCTCTATTACCTCTCTTATATGGCTGAGGTGAAGATGGAGATAGCTGGGATGTACACCAGTCAGTTCCCCAAGTTCGTTGATGGTCTTGGTGAGTCCTTTACCAGAGCTAACCGCTGCATAATAAACAACAGCTCCCTGAAGAAGCGTTGCCGCCTTTCCAAGCAGTTTAATCCCCTCTCGAAGCTCCCCCAGAGAGCTGTAAAGCTTTGCGTATGATGCTAAATCGATGTATCCCTCGGCATCACGAATTTTCTTAGCTTCAGCCATACCTTTTCCAATTCAATTACATCAACCTTATTATGTTCAAGAATATACTCCAGAGCCTTCTTGTTTCCTCTACCAGCCGCTACCCATATATTACCACTAAGATGGGTTTTATCAGACTTACCAAACAAGGCTTGTGCAACTACGTCAAGTCGGTTGGAATTTAGTTTCAACCTATTCCTTGCCATATAGTAGGTATCATTATGTATAATACTACCATAAGGCGGGAACTCCACGTTACATGCGAGAGCTCTTGAGCGAATAAATGGAATATCAAAGCGAGTCCCGTAGTGAGTGACCAGACGGTCGTATTTCATCATTTCCTGAATAAGACTCTTAACGACCCGCTTATCAATATAAAACTCATCAGCGGACTTAAAGTCCTTAGGGCTCAATATATCGGATACCACCTCCTGATTTAGTGGCTTTATACTCCAGCACAAAATTACCCCGAAGTTCGCATTCAGGTTCGTTGTCTCAATATCAAGGAAACCGATCTTCTCGGTTGGGCTTTCCTGTTCCTTCAAGTAACACTCATAGTGCTCCAGATATGTGTGACCATGTGAACACCTATGAGTTCCAAGCCAGATGATTTCACGCTTGGTAAGTTTCCTAACTGGTGCTATCATCAGTTCCTCCAGAAGAATTGTCCGTTATAGTATTCGAGGATGAGTGTCGCTGAGTTATGCTTATTTTTTAGGAACTTCCAATATTTTCCATCCCACTTAGCAGGGTCCTCCTCTCGCATGAAGTATTGGCGGTCATCCCAATGGGTTTTATAGGTATCATCAAAATAAACATCTATCTTAGCCAGCTCATCCTTTATCCTTTTCTGAGTCCAGTCGTCAGGTATATTTACCAGATAAACCGACGGGGCTGCCTTCTTACTCTCCATTAAATCCGCTTTGCGGTAAACAGCAACTATACGATTAAGACCTACCTTGGTTCTCATACGTTCCTCCAGTTATCAGTTCCTCAACTCTCCGCAATCTTCTACCGATGTGAATAAGCCCAGTATAGAATGATGTTGTGAGTTTGGTCAACTCGCCATTTTGCCGGGCTCCTTCTTGGTAAACAATACCAATAGCCGCAAGGTTCCGCTGTAGCTCAAAGAGTAATAATTGAAGAGCATCCAATTCCTTCATAACAAGGTCGGGTTCAGATAAGGGTTGCTGATTCTCCATAGTTTTACCTCCATTCTGATGGTTATAGTTGTCCAATAAGGGCATATCGCCTGTGCAATGTTCAGTGAATTCATTCAGAGGACAAGGCATCCTGTTACGTTTCTCCATTTCATTCCTCCGTACTCTCCTTCCATTGGGTTAATATTTGTTTCACTCTATCCACCTCTTCAGGGTAAAGCCATATTCCCGGTGTGGAGATGCGAAATCCCAACTCCGGGAAAACCCTGGTAATAACAGAGTCTAAACTATCAAGTGCATTATTATCAGACCATCTATTGTACGTATCAGAATCATCCCAGAGAAATAATACCTCTATCCCAGTATCTACATCACCCAGCCTAAAGGTTAAATCGGGGAACATAGGCTTTAGAACCTCAACGAGTTTCTCGCCTAAAGCTCTCCCTGTAGTATGGATTGCCTTGATCGCATCCAAATAATCATCAATGAGTTTCATTTTTACCTCCATTGCCATCATATTCCTTAACTACAAGATATTCATCCGCATCGAAATCCTCAAGAGTTCCGTATTCTTCCTCACACCAACTTAGTATTGCCAGATACTTTAGTGGCTTACCCTTCTCATCAAAACCATACGACCACTTAAGTTGCCACACCTGATAATCGTAGTGGTCTTTGTAATGGTCCCGTGTAAGAAACAAGCAAGGCTTCGTTGGCTTAACCTTTGTCCACTTTAGATATTTCGCACATTCCCTTCTTTTCTTTTCCTCCTTGAGTTTTCTGGTATAGATATATTTAGCACCATACTTTCTTTCCCATATCATACCTCTTATCTGAATAGTGAGAATAGTCACTATTAGAATGGCACTAATTAAAATATCCTGCCAGCTCATTTCTTCTCTCCTTTCGTTTTCTCCGTTTTAACTACGTCATACAATTTATTGTATATCACAGGTAAATCTGAGGCATCGTGGCACTCGGCAAGAATATACACACCACCGCAGTGCTTGACTATCTCCTCGTGCATTGCTTGATTCTCGCTTTGTTTATCCTTACCAACCTTAACCTCTACTTCTACATATTTCCCATTCATACAAGCAATAATGTCGGCTCTGCCTACCGAATGAACATCCCAGATCCTGCGATATTTACCACGCTTTGCGTCATAAACACCCATAGTATTCACCCTCATAGCAAAGCAATGTGGCAATGAGTTAATGAACCTTAGTATCAGCTTCGTTGCTTGATTCGCCGTTATCATTGTTATTCTCCAGACTTTCGGTTCGCATATACGTTCCCATCGGTGTTCTTACTATTAGCCCCTTCTTGACCCACTTAGATAGAATCCAGTGTGCTTGGGATTCTGTTTTCCCCCGCTCTTTGAGAGCACGTTTAATATCCTGAATAAACAACGCTGGTTTAGCTCCAAAGATCTCATCAGGAGTAATCTCGGACTGCTGGTAAATGAGATGGTCTCTTTCCTCTACAACACCCTCATCGGTAAGCCAGAGAGTATCCTTGTCAAGACTGAGTAAATGCGTCTCCCTCTCATCAATGGGTATATGCCTGAACTTTGTGGGCTTGAACAAAACCTTGCCCTGCTCCTTCAAGGAATACTTTAACTGAAAGGCACTATCTACAATTGCACCAAGGACTTGCGACCCCCTCATCTGTTGGTTATCCATGGGCTGGATATCAATTGTTTTCCTCGTGTGGTGCACAACAAAGACTGTAGCATTGAATCTATCCCTCAGTTCTCTGAACTCCTGCATTATACCCTTCATATCGGAGGCTTTATTCTCGTCGGCTAAGTGTAGAAAGTAAAGGTCATCAAAGATGATTAGAACTGGTTTGTATGCCTCACATAAGGATATTAGCTCATTTTTGAGTTCCTTGAAAAGCGGCGACTCGGTGATAATCGTCAGTCTTGATAGAAGAGTTTTCTGCTGCTCGGATAATACACTAACCATCCGTATAAACCGATTCTTTACCGATTGTATATCCATCTCAGCATCAACATAGATAACGTGACCTGTCTTACCTACATCCCACGATAGCCATTTATCTCTTGCAGCGGCTACTGATACAGCAAGGTTAGCCATAAGAATACTCTTAGCAGATCCCTCCTCACCAAAGAGTATGTTCAATGAGGGATGAGCGACAAGTCTTTTTATGAGATAATTGGTTGGTTTTTCCTTCTCCCCCACGATGTCGCTTCCACTAAGAAGAATAAGAGGCTTTCTTGAGGGATGTTTGTCAGCCTTGCTAAACAATGACTTTATGGTTGCCACGACTTCTTTGTCTGGTAAAGGTGTGGTAAGCTTTTGATTCCATCCCCTTAATAGTTCCAGAACCTCAGCTTCCCGCAAACCCTTTGCTCTAAGATGACCTACAAGATAAACGAGTGTGTTATGCCTCTCGCCCTCAGGAATGTCTCTCTTGAGGAGTTCAACATAGTCTCGTTTTGTGCCATTCGGGGTTTTCTCCAACGCTGAATGGAATAATTCTACGTATTCTTCAATGGGTTCTATCTCAACCTTTTCTTGCGGAAGTATACGGGGTTGGGCAGCAAGGTCAAGATATGGCAGGTTAAATTCATCGGCACAAAACTCATCGTAGGTAATAGGAATCTTGTATAGACCAGTTTTCTCATTCCGGGTATTAATGACACGGATTAATCTGCGAGGAGTGTATATAGATAGATCCGCATAAGAGAACCCCTCAGCAAGTTTCAACGCAAACCTGCGATATCGTTCAATATACTCATCTGCTTCTTTCACGACATTAGCCTGTGCCACCTTTGTTGAAAGCACTACATGGAAGCCCTTGCTGCCACTGAAAGATATCCTAATATACTGAGATGGAATCTTATTGTCAACGAGGTACCACACGAAGTTACGTGCACTTTTCCTTGCCAACTCAATATCATTAGGGTTATCAAAGTCAAAGACAAAGGCATCCGCCGTAAGCAGCTCAGGTGAGGGCTTGCCTAACTCACTTGCCGGGAAGAGAAATAAGCTTCTATAGCACTCACTCTTACCAGTGAGCTTTGGGGAGCCGTTAACATAGAACTGATTCCTGTTAGCGACTCCCTCAATTGCATACTCTGCGTAGAGCTTCATTTGCTATCCTCAAAAAGGTCTAACGTATCTGGGTCACGCCGCATTGTAACTGCGTCGGGTGAAAGAGACTTGTGCATCGCTTATCATGGCTATTCACCCTCGGTTTTTAGATAGAACACTGGCTTACCTCCCTCAATCTCCATCTTCTGATTGGGGAAGCAAACGCTCTTATAGGGGCAATAGCTACAAGGATAAAGTAGTTTAGGCTCAGGTTCTAATCCAGTCCCTTTGCATACATTACAAGGTGCTGAGCCCTTCTTATATACCTTAAACCCTTGACCGTCACAGTTATGACACTTCCATGGGTCGTGCGGCACTGTGAAAATCTTCTTTGCGTCCTCGATAGACGATACACTCTTCACAAGCTCCAAACGCTCCTTGAGGTCATCAATTAAATTGAAGGGAATAGCGTTCTCAATTGTGACGTAATCCAACAAGGCTGAGTCCCTATAACGCTCTATTGATGCAGTGAAGGCTTCCCCATCCTTCACATAAAGTATCTCGATGATCTGCTGTGTTTCCTTATGCTCAATCACAAAGTCTATAGCCTTTGCATCTGATGCCAAAGCGTAGAGAACAGCTTGCACCTGATAGGTTATATCAATGTCACCAACCGTTCCTCTGTTATATCCTCCTGTGGAAAGCCCTTTGAACTCCACGATGGTTTTCCCGTATGGGCTTGGATCTATCATACCATCAATTTTCCCACTAACCGTATGACCCGGAAGTATCTCATATTCCAGCCTCATATCTACATTCTTAAAGTTAGGAACAATTAGCGATGCTTGTTCCTTCAAACGCTGGTCTACGTACGAACCGTTTCTGAAAACCCGCATTATACGGGGATAGGGGGGTTCCTGCGGTATATCAAGATTGGAGTATACCCCCCATCTTCCACACTCAAGAATTTTACCAACACGGCTCATCCAGTATAACGCACGGCTTGGCTTGTTAGCGACGCTCTGAAGAGCCTCTTGCTTATCAGCCTCGAAAAAGGCATGTGCTATCATACTTCACCTCATTCTGGTTCGTGAGCCGTATCGGCTACGGCTTTAAGTTCTCGGTAAAATGCAGCTTGCTTATCCCGGTCAGTGAGTTTATTGGCGTGGTCTACACCATACTTCTGAAGTACAGCATAATAAGCCTTATCACCGACCTGTTTCTTCAATGTCTCCACGGCTTTCAGGAAAGCAAACTTATCGGTCTTCCCATTGGTCTCTACATGAGGCTGGGGCTTCTTTACCCAAATGAGCTTACCCTTCTCATTGCGTATCTGAGTAGCATGCTTTTGTTTCCACTGCAATACATAAGTATCGTCATATAGTTCAAGCCCAACACCAGCCTTCATGCATATTCTCGTTAAAGCAGAGGATCTGGCTGATTCAAGTGCCGTTCCAACACTCTGCCTCTCAGACTGTATCTCGCCCTCACCCCACGCAATACCAATAAGGATCCCAGCTGCAAAAAGAGCATACTCAAGGCAGATGCTACCCCTTCTTTTCCCATCGGATGTTGTCTCTATTGAGTCCTTTACTCCACCAGTAGGAAGAAGAACCCAGTTGTAGGTGAATGCTTGGTTGAGCCTCTTAATGAAGAAGGAATGTGGGATGTAGAGTTCCCCAGTCGGGAGGATATCAATAGCATCCTCAGGGATAGGGGCGTGGAATGCCTCCATTTCGGAACCCGGAGAAAATTCCCCTTGAAGCTCCCTAACGAGTTCAAATATTTCCTCATTCATTTCTTGACTCCTTTCCGTTTGTGGTTACCAATTACTCTTCTCATGACTGCCTTAAATACAACATACTTGTTCCTCAACTTCTTCTCAATTATACGAACTAACTTCTTCCTCAACCTATGATTGGTGATTGCTCTCATGACGAAGCCCCCGTGCACGTCTTTGAGCCTTTTCTTTTGGTCGAAAATAATAGTGACCTATAGCATCATACCGTTCCAAAGCCCAACCCCAAATAGGAGAGCGTTGAAGCTCAGCAATAATCTCCTCATTCCCAGACCACCCACCAGTGTGATAAGCCAAGACTAATTTGAGTTCGCCTCCTATATCCTGAAACTCAGTCCAGCAGAAACCATACCAATTTTTCTGCAATGCCGCATAGAATGCTTCTACTCCCTCTTTATTAAATTCCTTTACAGCCTTGCGTAAACGTCTCAACGACGCCTTAGTTGGATAACCCTCTTTGTCCCACTTAATCTCAATCATTGATCAACCTCCTCAACCATTGTTGAAAGAAATGAGTAATACCTACCTGCACCGATTATCAGCTCATCCCTCACAGGGATTCCCACAAGATCTCCCACGCCCACCATCCGCACATGGTTTCGCTCATCTTGTCTGCTTGGTTCAGGATCACCTGATGGATGATTATGGACGAGAAACATCCACTTACAAGCCTTCTGAATCGCTAACCTAAACACCTCTCTTGGATGGACTGTGCACTCATCGAGGATACCAAGGGTCACAAGTTCAACATAGAGTACCTTGCCCTTGGTGTCTGTCCCAATCACCCAATAATGCTCTTTCTTCTGATCAACCTCATTCTCCGTGGCAAGTATGGAAACTATGAGGTTATAGATATCACGAGCACCTGTGATCTTCTCGTTGAGGTTTTCTTTGAGTATCATCTTGTCCCCTCCGTATGACCTTTGAAATACATGTTTGCGTGGTACATACTAATGAGGTCTCCTATTTTCTCGTTTCTCTTGCGGACGTAGTCGTAAAATTTCTGATAGTCGAAATTCTCCTGCTTAAATAGAAATCCAAGCAGAACACCCGCAACCTCAGCCTCAGGGCATTCACGCCACATCCACATATTGGGGTTAATTTTACACAACTCATCTGCAATCTTTCGGTAATCCTTTCGTGTCAACATTTTCAATCTCCTTTCTTATGTTTGACTTCATTATTCACATATACAATATACAATGTTTCAACTCAAAAGTCAATGCTCAAAGATTAAAAAAAGATTAAAAATTTTTAATAATTCCACCAGAGCACTTCAACTCGCTGTTGTTTGTTATTTGTGCTGTTATTGCCAATATAGCCAGTCTGTCTTGTCCTACCTGCGGCGGATGCGTGGGATGAAAATTCTTTACGTTGCCAGCCAATACTGAGATTTGTGTTATAGAGTTCTGAATCATAGCCTGAAATAAGAACTTTGCCTTTAACTCTGTTGACAATACTTAAGAATCTCTTGTGGTCTTCATCACTCATTTCATTGGGATAAACTTGCTTAGAACGTCTTGTCTCTGCAACATAGGGGGGATCACAATAAAAGAATGTCTCCTCTGTGTCATATAGCTCAAATGCTCTTTCAAATGGTACATTGTCTATTTGTACTCTCATTAACCGCTCAGCTGTTAAGCTTAACCTTGTTAAAGCATTGAGCCATGTCGCTGGTAGCTTACCTATATCTCTTATAGAGAACGAAATACCTCTTGCCCAAGTTTGCATTGCAGCAGAAAAGCTTTGCCTGTTCACTATAAAGAACTTGTAGGCTTTCATCACATCATCGGCTTCAAATGGCAATGTTTTCTTGGCTTCTGTAAACTCATAGAGACTTACTGGGGTTAGTGTCAACATATTGTACAGCTTAACAAATTTTGCTGGCTCACGTAGTACTCTAAAAAAGTTCACAACATTAAGGTCAATATCATTATACACCTCAACTTCGCTGGGCTCTTTTGCTATTAACAAAGCAGCCGAGCCTCCGAAGACTTCAACATAAATCCGATGTGGGGGGATCATCTCCAAAAGACTATGAAGCCTGGAAAGCTTGCCCCCATAGTAAAATAGTGGTGTTTTCAACATTAGTACCCCCTATTCTCTACGTATATATACATATATATGTATAATATACGAAATTAAAATCCAAAAGTCAAATACTTGCTACTGCTACTGCTACTGCTAAACCCGCAGCGGCAGCGGTTGCGGCGAGTGTATACAAAACTGGACACTTGTTTTTGCAATTCTATTATATTATATTTATATCGCATGTTGAACAATTTGAAAGGATACATAATGTGACCGATTTAACCTCTATTCAAGGCATTGTGTTTTGGCTATTTGTAGCGTCCTTTATGTTAGCAACAATCGCCTCAGCAGTGAGGCGTAAACCTTGACCATAACTGAAAGGAGTAAACCTATGCAAGAGTATGTTGAATCATCAGGTATCGAGGATAGCTCGAAGGTCGTTATCCGTCACGGGAACGACGAAGAGGTTCTAACTCCCCCAGTGGAAAGGGAACAAGTACGAGCTTTTGCTCGCAAGCTGGGATTCAAATTATTTACCCTTCAAAAAGAGGATGGGGGGTATGTAACAGCATCCTCTTACCCACTCAGCGAGGGAACATATATCCTCGCTGAATATAACGAGGCGAAATAGCCTCACTTTAGAGGGGCATCCCATTAAACCTGCAATGGGATGCCCCGCTCCTTAATAATGTGGAGGAAAAATGGAAACAAAGGAACTGATTAACCAATTAGGATACAGCATCATGTGGAGCGACACAGGCTCCATAGAGGATAGGAAAGATAAGGTGTATTTGGAAAACAACATCTTTGATATAGAGGAAATAGGAGAGCTACTACCTTATTCCGCCCTACGCGTGGGGAAGAAGTTATCTACCCTGAGAAGGAGATGTCCATTTAAGGCTTCCTTACTCCACGATGTTGACCTTCTTTCCCCTGAATTGTCCTCTCACATTCTCAGGATATGGAAGGACCGCTACACTGATGACGTTTTCATGGTAGAGGATGCATCCCATAATATTTACCTTCACGTTCGTCCAGAGGGGTATGTTCATTCCTGGCTTGTCTGGTTTATTTGGGAACTTAAGAGAGCGAAGGCAATTCCCTTGTTGACCTCAATTATTACTGACCCCTCAGAAACTACATATCCTGCTGTAGCCAAGATTTTGTCCGCCTACTTGAGTGCAGGATGGGAGGTCAGGACAAGGACTGTTGATGATGAGGAAATTACCTTGTTGGTTTACCCAAAAAGGATACAGTCAACCCAGGCTATTTTTAAGGGACGCATTTACCCACTACAAGTTGGTGTAGACCTGTATATTAACCGCCTTACCATCCCCCTCACCCACAGGATATTCAATGTATTTGCCCAAGAGGCACATCATCCCAATGTGAGGTTTGGAATGGAGGATTTAGGCTATGGTATATGTGTCGGAGAATTCTATGGGAAACCCATCATCGAGGGGATAAGGCTCCCAGAAATCCTCAAAACAGCAAACTTTGACTCCTGTTTTAGTCCCGACTACTGGATAGAGGATGAGAAGTTTGCCGAGTATATTGACCTTGAAGAGGAATGTGATTCGGAGGTACAATATGTATAACCGACAAAGGACACTTCAACTAAACATCCCGCAGAGAGCCCATGTCATAGGATGTGGTGGCGTTGGTTCTTGGACGGCGTTATTCCTCGCATTAGCGGGTGTACCTGAGATACACCTTTGGGATAGCGATTATGTGGATAGGACTAACCTCAATAGGACGCCTTTCCATTTAGATGATGTTGGGATGGAGAAAACCTATGCCCTTTCTAAAGTCCTCTATGAGCACCGTGAGGCTGTACAGGTATATGTTCATCCTAATTGGAACGGACAGCCTTTGGATGGTGAGGTCTTCGATTGCCGGGATGTCCTTACCCCTCCCATCCCAAACGTCAAAATGATGGGAGGATATAACGGGAAGGGGTTTACCCTTCACACCAATCCTCGTGCTGAGGTCATAGACTCTTCAGATGATAGACCCCGCAGAGGATACACAATAACCCCTTCTTATATCGTCCCACCAGTTCTAATTGCCACCCTTCTGGTAGCAAGGGCACTGGAAGGAATGGATTTCAATGAGGAAAAAATCCTAACAACAGATGTACCAGCCTTTTTGAAAGGAATCTTCTATGCGAAAGAAAAGGACTAAAACATTACCTCCTGAGGAAGACCCATTCACCAACCTTTACAGGGCTGGGGTCTCAGGTCAGTTTACCCCGAGACCACAGGAACCCATCATAGAGGATAGCGGGCTAATCCTCTACAAGGGAGTCGTGCATGTATCACCTTTTCTCATAGCCCGCTGTAAAGGCTTTGAGAGGTCAGTGCATGCAGAGTTTTCGTTCCTGCTCAAAGCCCATCTGGAGAAGGATGGGTATATCATAGAGGATGGGCAAATTTATGTTCCCGAGCAAGAGGTGTCTCATTCATCCGTTGATTACAAGGAGGATCTGTCCCTTAAGCGAGAAGAGGGATGGAATGTTATCCTTCACGCTCACCCTATTGGCATCCGTAACTTTTCCTCTGCTGATACAGTTACCTGTTACCAATTTCCTATTGCATTGCTATATTGCAATGGGAGTATAACTGACGCCCACATATCCTACCCGGTGGATAGGGGGTATGTGGGCTTTAAGCCTGAAATCATAATGGATGATGAGATAGTGACCCCTTCTGGGTCATACCTTGCCAAGATTACTAAGGTCAAACCTGCTTACTATACCATCCCCCCAGCTACCCCCAAAACTGACCCATTCGATGACCTTTACCTATCCGATATTGAAGGCGACGATGAGGTTGCCCTTTGGAAGGAGAGGAGGTGGTTGAAGTGAGGATAAGGGAAAAAACTGACCTCACAGCACTACTTGTAATGATAGGATTTTACCTCCTAGCATTTTTCTTTTGGGTTTTATCCTCTCTCGTAGGATTAATAAGGAAAGGGAGATAAAATGTGTATTGAAAAGATTAACCACGAACTTCTTCCTGCATATAGGAAGGCTCCCTTCTTCATAAAGGAGCTTGCCGTAGAGGAACCTGTGTATACAAGTGATGCATATAGGTTCTATTCCCCTTACCAATACTATCCCCTCAAGTTAGATAAGGTGTATTTTGAGGATAGCGAAGATATGATTGAGGAGGGGGGATATCCTAAATCCTTCCACGTGTGGACTGCAGACTCTTACAGTGGCATACCTCTCTTCAAAGTAACCGGAGGTTTGATGTGCATCCCTTGTCTGCTTGAGGATATCGTTGCCTGCAATAGCGTGCAGGTCGCCGGGAGAATAATCTACCTATTCTCCCCCAAAACTTGGAGGGAATATCAGCAAAGGGAACCTATCCTGATACGTGAGGATGGTGAAGTTGAGGTAGAAATCCCAATTTAGGCTTTCCTCTACGTCTACGTCTACTTCTATGAGGACAGAGGTTTCGCCCCTCTGTCCTTTTTTGTATACACCCTGTCCTTTTTTGTATACACCCTGTCCTTTTTTGTATACACTCTGTCCTTTTTTGTATACACTCTGTCCTTTTTTGTATACACTTGCATTTAGAAATAGAATTTATTATATTTATATTGCAAAACAAAATGAAAGGGCAAAGTTATGGGAATAGCTCTATTTTGCACCATTCTCTTTATTCTGGTAACAATCACACAATATGAAAGGGGTAAACTATGAATTTATCGCAGAAACTCGAACGCATCAAAGCCCTCGAAGAGGAAATTCGGGGCTTGAAGGAAGAAACGCAAGCAATGCTTGCGAGACTTTACCAGCCTTTCGACACTCTTGATGAATTGAAAAAATATGCGGATGAGTGCGGCTTTAACCTCGAAGGGCAAGCTTTCGTCTTTAAGGACAATAAGGTAAGCCTGTTTAGGAAGCCGACCCCACCCCCAAAAGGACGGCGGGCAATTCAAGTAGAGTATGCCGGCAAGGTCTACGCAAGTTATGCTGACCTCGCACGGCAGCTTGGTATTGACTTCTCCGGCAAGTCAGCACGGAATGCGGTCAAACATTCACACATTGCAGACGATGTGAAGGAGATTAACAATGATTGACCTAGTTGAACTGAAAGCCAGCGTCCAACTCGTTGAAGACCTCGTATCGCAATTTGAGGTCAAACTCACTCGTTTAAACGGACAGCTAAACGAAATTCGAAAAGCACTGAAGGATGTTACGTTTCTTATTGAGGAGCTTGAAGAAAATTTACCCACCGAACAACCACGCCAATAATCCCACCGACCAACCCCACCACCAGCCGTACCCGAAAACCACAAGCCGGGTACGGCTTTTTTGTTTCCACAAACACGACATAAACACGACAAACACGACACAAACACGACATAAATACAATTACTACAGCAGTGTCTCGTGTTTCCTTTGCAAAACAAAAGAGAAAAACAAAAACTGCTACGCAGGCGTTCCCTCACCCGCCCGCCTTGCATTTTGCAACGCCGCCATCATCTTGCATTTTGCAATACTCACTATGCAAAATTTGCACCCTTACTTGCATGTATCAGAGAAAATGCGTATTATTTTAAGGCGATATTCAGGAGATGGGGCATGCCACACACAATACTTTATGCTTCCAATGAGACCCGTAGTGGCTCATGGTATTACAGAATTTATCTACCCAGGAAATATCTCAAGGAGAGAGGCTTTCTAATAGACACATTTGAAAGCGAACTGCCTGGGTTTCCTTATGATTCCGTTATATTCTTCAGGCTTTTCAAGGATTTTAATCCAATTAAGGAATATATTGATAAGGAAAGAGGCAAGAAGCTTATAGGATATGACACAGATGATCTTTTAATTAACTTAGAGAGAAGCAATCCTGCCTCATTTGAGTTATCTAAGCACGCACATACACAAAAGTTAATAGCCAGATATGCTGATTTTATCACAGTTAGCACAGAGAATTTAGCTCAAGAGATGAGAAATATAACAGAAAAGCCCATTTATGTATTGCCGAATCTCATAGATTCTGATGGATTTGCCGCTAAAGCTAATGACAATAAAGAGATTAAGATATGCTACGCTGGAGGTGGCAGCCACTATGTAGAGCTCTCAGATATTGTAGATATACTATCTGATCTGAACTATTACATGAAGCAGCAGGGGATGAGGGAGATTCCATATAAGCTTATCATATTTGGGTTTGCTTCAGAGAGAGATTTCACAGAGGTATTGTTAAGAGGAGTTAGGCTCCCTGGGAAGTATCCAGAGATAAAGTATGCATGTCAGAATCTATTAAACAAGCTTCCTAAGATGAACTATGAGTATATCCCATTTGTAGATGTGCTCCAGTATCAAAAAACTTTAGATGAGATTAAACCAGATATTGGGATTTGTTATCTAAAGGATAGCCGTTTTAACAGGTCTAAGAGTAGCATCAAGTATTATGAATATGTGCACGCTGGAGCTGTGGCTTTAAGTAGTGATATGCCAGTCTATAACCATCTACCAGGTCCCGTAGCCCATAAGAATAGGATTACTGAATGGACGAAGCTGCTCTATGAGCTGATGAACTCGGCTGGAACTCGACACGACTTCTGGCAGAAACAAGCAGAGTATGTGCTCCAAAATGCGACATGGCAATCTAAGGGCAACATCTGGGCAGATACGTATGATAAGATTTTGTGCAAAAATTATACGATTTGAGTGTGCAAAAATTGCACAAAGAGGTATCGAAAATAGCTCAAATTTGAAGGTTTGGAAGAAGAGATGAAATTTCCATGAAAATTAGATTAAAAATTGTTAATAAATGACAACCTTACTTGCATGCGGTAAAAAAGTTTTGTATATTACTATTAACTAATAGCTCTTCGAGCAGCTTCAATAGCTGCGAGAAGAGCGAAATGCAGAAGGCAAGATTCAGTAGATAAACGATTTGAGATGTACAAAATCAGAATTAGCACAAGACGAAAATCAGGAGGTAAAAATAAGCTAATCAAAAGGAAGGTCCGCCGGGGGATAGCAGATAGACCCCCTCTTCTATTCCTTATATCGCAGTTGCAACAACCGAATGTTACGGGAATGTTACGAAAGATGTCACCATGATAGGTATTGATGACCTTCAAGCAGGGGATGTAATTTTAACCACTCCACGACGATATAAGTGGTGGGATATTCCGGGTAGGCTTTTAACATTTCTCATCCGCCGTTACAACAAAAAGTTAATCCCGAAAGATCCTCATAGTCTTCCCATTGCTCATGCGATGACACATGCTATTTTAGTGGTAGGGCGGTTTGGGAGCAAACCCCCATTGATTTTCCAGACAACATTCAGTTTGCTTCGCCCCTCGGCTCGGTTTGATGTTTTGGATGAAGCTGGCTTTGAGGAACTTGTAAAGCGGAATAGTGTTGCTATTATGCGGAATCGGAGTTTCCCTAAGCTTCTGATTAAGGATGGTACTGTAGCATTAGGTTTGTTATACAACGCTGTTCCCTTTGATGGGTATATCTACGATATAGGTCAGTTGGTTGACCTTGAGATTTCTCAGAAACGACGTGCAAGGAAGATATTTGATTTTAGTGATAAAGCCCTCGTATGTTCAGCATTAGTCAGGGCTGTTCTGGAGAAGACGTTGGGTAGGAACGTATTGAGGGATAATAGTCTTGATATAGACACAACCCCGCCAGCGGCGTTTTGTCCAGCGAATGGGTGGGGTTACGAACACGTATTTATAGGCCTGTAGCTCAACGGAGGTAATATGGAAAACGGTTTCACAGCTTCTTCTCCGCCGATTGTTATTTATGTGGTATATCCACAGAATCACTATTATCCTGGGTGGTATCCCTATCCACCATTGCCTTACTACTATACGTGGTATCCTACTAACTGGTATGTGATGGCGGATGCACAAAGTAACGAGAGTTCTGAGCAGAGTAAGCCTGAGAAAGCTGAAATACGAGTTTTGGAAGGCGTTATTTCTTAGGGGTTTAGGGATACCGTATAGATTCATCACCCTTGAGTTACAGAGAGATGGGTTGCTCAAGGGGACATCGATGGAGCCCCAGATAGAGTATGGCTATTATGTGGTTGAGGTTACAAATCAGGCGATACTTGAGACTTTATTTATTCGTAGTGTTAAAAGCATCATCATTGATACTTTGAGGGAGGTTTTCTTGGAGAATCTTGAGAAAGTTGCAAAGGGAGGGGTTAGCGTATACCGCCCATTCTTTCCCAACAAGCGGCAGAAGGAGTTTGTAGATTGGATAGTAGAGAACTCTGCACAGATCCGTTCGAGGATGAACGGATTCTCTTATGCCGAGTTGGGACGTATAACGGGAATCAACCCACGTACGCTTAAGAAGTGGTATGCGACCCCTGAGTTTGTAGAGTGGGTGAACAAGGAGCTAACCTCAAGGTTAGGTGCTGCCATCAGCATACTTAAAGGGTCAATGATAGCGGAGGCTTTAGCTCCTTCATCCACCTTTCAGGAACGGGAGTTTGCCTTAGAGTTGGCAGGGGAGGTTAAGAGGAACTTTGGGCAGACGTTGAATGTTGTGATACTGGGAGAGCAACTTGAAGTTAAAGGTAAAGCTGAAGATAAAGTTGAAGCCGCCGAGGTTGCCGTTGCCGAGGAAGTCACCGAAGGTGATACCGAGTAAGCGGGTCTACAGGCGTCACGAGAAGCATGGCAGAGACGATACATATTAACTATCCCGGCAAGATGCTCCCATACCAGAGGGAGTTCCATGCCTCTACACGCAAGAATCGTGGTGTCATAGGAGGCGTTGGATCTGGTAAGACCACTACCTTGTGTATGGAGATACTGATCCAATTACTGAAGTATCCGAACAATCTTGGGGTCTTGCTCCGACTTGAGAAGAGTAGGTTGATATCAAGTACACTACCAGTTCTCTATGAACTTTTACCTGAGAAGCTTATACTCTCACAGGATAAGAATAACGGGATAATCAATTTGATAAATGGCTCAACCCTTATTTATACAGGTCTGGATGAATCTAAGGGAGGGTTTAAGAAAATTGAAAGTGCAAATCTCGGACTTATCGCAGTTGATCAAGCAGAAGAAATTAACGGGGCTTCTCTACTTCATGTTCGTAAAACTCGACTTCGCCGTCCCGCCTCTGGAAGAGTTTTTATCTGGGTCGCTAACGATGCGGGAGCTAATTGGATCGTTGAAGAGTTCATTAAAGGAGATGATGTCAGGAAAGTCTCAGATACACACTACATCTCCCCACAATCAGAAACATGGGTAGTTTCTACTGAGGTCAATAAAGAGAACTTACCAAAGGATTACTACAATGAACTCTTCTCAATGCCAGATTGGTGGAAGCAGAGATATATTTATGCCTCCCTATCTGATTGGTCGGCTAAGGTGTTCAACCTCAAGCCAGAGATGTTTACTGTCCCTCTGGAGAAGAAGGATCTTGCACAATACGATATGTTTATTGTTGGGATTGATTATGGACGAACAAACCCATCAGCGGCTGTCTATACAGCGTGGAGCTCTAAAGATCATGTTGGGATAGTCTTTGATGAGATTTACAAGGCTGGAACATTGATAAGTGAGTTTGCTACCATGATTAGGGAACGCAATGAGATGTGGGGAATCCAGCCTCTATATGTCATAGATCCGCATACTAAGCAAAGCACAGGAATAAGAGATGGACTTAACGTCTATAATGACTTTGTTCATAATTACATACCTGCTATTCCCGGAACTACAGACCGTATGGGCAGTATGCTCCGTGTTCAGGAGTTACTTGACAAAGGCAGGCTTAGAATTTCCCTTATGGCTACGAACCTTAAACAGGAAATGGAGAAACTGTCTTTTAGAGAGCTGGGTCCCGCTCGAAGAGAAAAGGAAAATCCTCCTGAAGGAGCGGAAAAGAAAGCCGATCATGCGATAGATGCATTGAGATATGCCGCTCAGTTTGCAATAGATTCATTCGGCGGTATCCCGCATCAGCAAGGACCTAAGATGGTTGAGCCAAAGAAGCAACTCATAGACTATATCTTTTCGGATCTGGACAAGTTCCAGAGGACAATGAGACGGAGGAAGGTTAATCTTGATCTCTGGAGATTGGTATGAAGCTGAACCTCGGTTGCAATCAATGGAAGCTCCCTGGGTTTGTGAACATTGATATTGACCCCTCAGTGAAGCCAGATGTAGTCGCCGATGTTCGGGTGTTGCCTTATGATAACAATTCAGTGGATGAGATTTATGCTGGGCATATTTTAGAACATCTTATTTATACAGATGTGGCTTTAGAAGAGTGGAAGAGAGTGCTGAAGCCCGGCGGGACAATTATTGTAACAGTCCCGGATATTGAGAAGGGACTAAAAGAGTATCGGGAGGGAAGAGTTGAACTTGACCATCTTAATCAAATTGTCTTTGGGTGTTATTGGGAACAATATGGTGATCCGAAGGGGACAAGTTTTGAGTTAATGCATAAGCGGGTCTTTACGGAAGACATTCTCTTAATGTATATGCGTAAGCATTTTAAGAATGTAGAGATTCTTGAGGACTGCCCATATTTGGTTGCAAAAGTCAAGTGGCAAACAATTTGTCGTGGGGTGAAGGATGGAGATTGAGTATAAAGACATTCCGCTGAATGAGATGAGATACATAACAGCGGGTGACTACTATCGAGTAGCATTGACAAAATGGGCGTTTCGTTCGGCAAGGTTACGTAATGAGACCTACGAACTTTTAATCTTTTTCCACGAGTTTGTAGAGTGGATGCTAACACAGGCACATGGGATTGCCGAAGAGGATATTAAAAAATTCGATGAGGAACATATAGATGTCGATGAGCCGGGTGATTTGCCAGACGCTCCCTATCATAATGAGCACGTTATCGCCGAAGCATTTGAAAGAATGCTTGCTGGTCTTCTTGGAGTGGATTGGGAGGATTATGAGAAGGCTATTGATCAGGCATTTTATTTTCTCACATCAAAGACTGAGTAATTATGAAGACTGATCTTGATGAAATACGTGATAAGGTCATAAAGACCATAGAGAAGCAGGCAAGGGGTAAGATTGATGTTCATGGTGGGCTGAGGTATTACTTCGGTCTTCAGTGGGATGATGATGACCTTGCTCAACTTACTCAGACAGGGAGGCGTCCCCTTGTTTACAACTATGTCGCTCGGATAGTTAACTTTTTCTATGGCTTTATTTCCCAGCAGCACTTTGCTGAACGGTTCTATCCAGCAAGGGAGCTCTCTGTATTTCAGGACAATCTTGCCTATGCCGTGAGTGGACTTGTTAAAAATATCTATAAGCGTGACCATGTTGAGGATAAACTAAAGTCAACTTTTCTTGTGGGAGTTCTCACTGGTCAGGCGTTTGTTCAACCTTATGTAGATTTCAGTAAAGACCCGAACGGTCAGATAAGAGTTAGGGTTCTTGACCCACGGCTTGTGTATTGGGATCCGTTTTCCATTGAGCCAGACCTTGATGATGCTGAGTATGTATTTGAGATTAACTATCTATCCAAAGAGAAGCTGCTGGATCTTTATCCTGAGAAGGAGCGGGTAATCGACCGTTTACCTAAGAAGTTTCTCTTCAAGTTACCTGTGCACGATACGCTCCCACTCATAGCAGATTATGGGGAGCTTGCTGGTATGCATATAGCACAGATTACTCAAATAACCCCTACTGAGAAGTATGAGGTAGTTCGGTATCAAGAGAAGTTTTCGGAGAATCTCTATTTCATCAAGGATAATACAACTGGAACTTATTATGAGGTGCCTCGTAATCTTGATGAGAAAGAAGTTCTGAAGAAGATTAAGGAGTCAAAGAAAGAGGGAGTATCCCTCAGTCTTGAGAAGAAGCGTGTTAAGAGAGTTAAGATTACAACATTTTGCGGCGATGAGATTCTCGATGAGACTATTGACCCCTATGGTATTCCAGAGTATGATGTTGTTCCTATGTGGGGTTACAATGTATTGGGTAATAGCAAGGGGATCTACCATGATGCCAGATATCCTCAGGATGACATAAATCGTCGGAAGAGTTATGCTTTAGAGGTGTTGCGGCATGCTCCCGCAGGGAAGTGGTGGGTTCGTAAAGGCACTTGGAGCACTGACTCTGAGCGAGCTGAGGCTGAGGATAAACTGGAAGATGAGAACGCACGAATTGTTGAGATCAATCCCGGAGTAGAAGCTCCACAACCGCTTATGGCGGATTCATTCCAGGTAATTCAAGCTCTTAATAGTCTTGAGATGCGGGGGGAACAGCAGTTGAAGGATATTCTTGGAATGACAGACGCACTTTTAGGAACTTTACCAAGGAGGATTCAATCAGCTCGTGCTGTTCAGAGCTTACAGCAGCAGTCAATGGTTTACATTTCTTCTTATATCGATAATTATATGGCTATGAGAAAGCGGCTCGCTTATTTGATATTCAGGATTGCTCAAAGAGTTATTCCATCGGATTATCCGTTGTTGATAGAGCGGGAAGGTCAAGAGCCGCAACTGTTGATGCTGAATCAGCAGTTAGGTAAGGAGATAAATGTGCTTTCGCTTGTTAATGCTGATCTTGATGTAGAGTGTGAGATTGTAGGAGATACACCGACGGAACGTGACGAGAAATTCAAAGATATTTTGAAGGCGGCACAGCTCAGGCTTATCCAGCCCACGCCGCTTGTGATACCGCCAGAAATCATATTGCGGTTAATGAATCTACCATTCAAGCAGGAGATTCTGGCATATAATAAACAGATGCAACAGGCTGCTCAACAGCAAGCTATGCAGCAAGGGCAGGGTGGTATGCCGGGTGCTGGTGAGGAGCAACAACAGCAAGAACAACCTAAGACTGAACGCCCCATAGGGAATCTTCCTTATGAGCAACGAGGTCGAGGGATGTAAAAGAGGAGATGTGTTATGGCAATCGAATTGGATGAGGAGACCTTAAAAAAGACTGAAGAAGCTGTTCAGGGTAAGACAGATGAAGGTTCACAAAAGCAAACATCTTCTGAGCCCCCTGATGTAGAGAAGCTCTTGAGTGAGCTGGTTGAGGGCACGCCTGAATTAAAACCGCCATCAGGCAAAGAGAAGTGGTTTGATCGGTTCTCCACCTACGAAGAGGCGGAACAGGCGTATAAGAAGCTTCAGGCTGAGGTAGATGGTCTTAAGAAGGCTCAAGCGGAACTCACCGAGAGTTCTAAGAAGCTGGATGAGTATAAGCCTATTCTCGATGCCCTTGAAAGGAATCCTGATATTGTTAAGGTTCTTCTGGATCGTGCNGCTGGCATCAATACTCCCATTCCATCGGCGGGGGATAGTGAAACTGAAGAAGAACTTGATTTTGTAACNGAGCCTGAGAAGGCNATCGAGAAATTGCTTTCCAAAAAGTTGAGTGGTATCCAACAGCTTATAGCTCAGGCTGTAGATAAGGCGGTAAATGAGAGATTGCAGAAGCTCTCAGAAGCACAGAGTGTTCTACAAACATTTCGTTCTAATCACCCGGAGGTTGGGGATCAACAGCTTATGGAGATAGCTCGTTACGCTCAATCGAACAACCTATCTCTTGAGGATGCTTATACACATCTTCAGGAGATGGCGAAGAAAGTTCTTGAGGGTTGGGGGTTGTCTCCAGTGAAGAAAACCGCTGGTAGTCCAGCACCCTCTGGTGGTAAGGAAGTGAATTTAAGTAAACTATCCCAGGCGTTGGCATCTGAGGATAAGGATAACATCTTATCTTCATTTGCTGATATGTTGCTTGGGACTAAATAAACGGCTTGTTCAAAATCTTTCTCTATATCTTTGCGAGATAGGGATAGAGCGAACAAGGCTGTGATAAACCCGTAACAGCGACTAATTACTTTGGTGAATTAACATGGCTAATTTCGTATCTGATCTAATCAAGGGTTTCCCGATAACCTCTACTGACCCGAGGAAAATACTGAGTCAGTTGGTATGGTCTAAGGAACTTCACAGTCTGGTTCGCAGGAAGATGTTCTGGACTCAGTTCATTGGTAAACCAGTTACAGGTGAAGAGAACCTTGAGACCACGGTGAAGGGAGCCCCAGTGGTTGAATACTCAGAGTTCAACCGCAATCGTGGCGACCGTATGCTTGTGCCTATTAAGACTCACATTGACTATGACCCATATACAACGGGTACGGTTGGTGCTGAGATCTTGACGGGTGCTGAGAAGAAACTCCAGTATGGTTANACGAGTCTGTATATTGAGGAACTTCGGCANGCTACCATTGTCGAGAATGTTAACATGCAGACTCAGCGAACCGCACTGGATTTGATTAAGGATGCTCAGGATGAGCTCTCTGATTGGGGTTACAACGTTATTGACAACAATATCTTTGCAGCCCTTTACTGGGGTCAGGCTCCCGTTTTGATGCGTTCGGCGGATCTCACNGGAGGCAATCTCTTCTCATCCCCAGTAGCACCCTATGCTCATCCGAACACATTCCACTATTATGATACCGCATCCCATGCCTATGGTGACTTGCAGCGTATAGGGGCTCCGGGATTTTCGCAGATAGGCAGCTCAGGGAAGTATATCACAACTGCCTATACGCTTGGTAATCACGCCTACCGCACGATTGATCGAGCTTTAATTGAAGAGCTTGGTTCTTATGTGCGTGCGGCTGGTATCCCGGCTTATCGTACCAATGAGGGTATTGACGTTTACGTGGCTGTTCTTCATCCTTTTGCACTTGCTGCTCTCAGGTTGAACAGTGAGTTCTTCTCGGCTATGCAGAACGCTTTGCCTCGTGGTACTGATAACCCAATTTTCACAGGTGCCGTGGGTATGTGGAACGGCGTTGTCTTCCATGAGAGTTCTAAGATTCCACTTCTCCCATACAATTCCATTGGTCAGGTAAACGCAAATGCGTCGGATGTATTGACCGAGTTCCCAGTATTCTCCACGTCGAATACATTTCTGCGTTTGCAAACCGCTAATTACAAGGATGATGGGAGTGGGAATGCAGTTGCTCTCCACTACTATAATGATTCGGGATATAGCTCACTTGCTCTATACGATATAGCAACGCAGACTACGTTGGGGCAGCAATACTTTGTTGATAACCCAACAGCCGCTAATAAGCAGTGGGGTGTTACACCAATGTACATTCTTGGTGCTAATGCCATTGCACTGGCGTTTGCTAAAATCGGTAATGAGAGGATGAGCTCATACTTCCGTTTCGTTACACGAGAGACAACTGATTACGAAAAGTTCCTTGGCTTTGGTGCAGCCACAATTATGGGTGCCCGCAGGGTAGAGTGGAAGGTTCCTGATGCAACATTTACAAACAACATCATCTTGAACCAGAGCTCTCTTTGCGTTCTGGTAGGAACGAGGGTCTATGTTGCACCTATTGGTGGGTTCAATGTGGATCTGGTGAATGACTTTGGTGCTCCAACCGAAGCCATCAGCTAACAGATAGCCTCTGGGTCCCGTTGGTATAGATGGGAATAGCCGCCCTGCGGGGATCCAGATTAAGGCTTTAGAGGGAGCAACAGCGGGGCGGCTTCCCTTTGTATTTAATAGGAGAGAAAAATGAGCAAATTCGCTGATACATTGCGGATGAGCATAGAATGGTATGTAGAGCATCTTGACCGAGATGGGAAGGTAATATGGTCTGATAAGGGAGTTAACTCACTTGCCTTAGATGGTGAGAATTTTCACCTCACCGATCTTTATCGAGGGCAGACAAGTCAGGTTGAGAGGTTTTATATTGCTCTCGTAAATTATACCCCCACAAAGACCTCTGTAATGAACGATTTGACGGGTGAGCCGAATGGACTGGGTTATGAGAGGCAACTCATTGAAAGGGATGCAACTGGGTTTCCAACATTAGCCCTTGATGCAGGCGATTATCAAATAACCTCAAAGACCGTTACCTTTACAGCAAGTGGTGGAAACTGGTCAACTGTAACCTATGCTATCCTGACAAACCTTTGGGGAGTTACGTGGACTGCTAATACCTCTAAGAGTATAGGAGATTGGGTTCGTCCTACATCACCCAATAAGCATCTCTACAAGTGTACTACTGGAGGGACTACAGGCTCAACTGAGCCAACCTGGCCCACTAATGGCGGGACTGTTAATGATGGGACGGTCACATGGCAGGACATGGGAACAGGTTTACTGATTTCCTATTTCCAGCTTTCTACACCCCGAACACTTGCTGATGGTGAGAGTTTGAATTGCACTTTGAAGGTTAAGCAAACCACTGCATGAGGTAAGTAATGGCTTTAACTTATGGCACAAAAACTGCGTTTACCATATCCCTCAATGGTCTGGCAAATGGTAGCGTAGCTATATCAAATGCGGTTGATAACTCCACCGACCTTTATCAAGACTACTTGATAGAGGTAACGATAGCGGGAACTGCGGCGACCAATGCCTTTTGCGAGGTCAGAATTCTTCCATCTATGGACGGAACTAACTTTGCTACATGGGAGAGTGGTCTTCGGTTAGGAGAGGTTTCTTTGAGTGTTACACCTAATACGGGTACATTCTCTATATTGAATGCATTGTGGGTATCTCCTAAGTATTTTAAGATAGCAGTAAAGAATGCGACAGGTGCTGCTCTATCATCCAGTGGAAACTCAGCGAGTTATCAAGGGATTAAGCAGTAATGCCTAACTATCGTAAGGGTGCTGTTGGTGTCTTTTTCTCAGGCGACCCCACACTGAATGTGTGGCTGCCATTAGTTGATAATTGTGCAGATTACACGGGTAAGGGGCATAATGGCACGCCCATATCTCTTGTTAGAGCTCCCGGCAGGTTCGGCGGAGGGATGGGGTTTGTAAGGATTTCTGATCCCAGCGGTTCATACATTAGGTTTACGGATGATGCAGTTTTCTCTCCCGGATCTGGGGATATAAGTCTATTGTGTTGGGCAAAATTGAATAGCTGGGCAAGTAGTGAGGAGCATGCGGTCTTTGCCAACTATGATGGTTCGGCAAACGGGTTGTGGTTTTTAAGGTTTGGTCCTACAACACAGACAATTACAGGTTATATGCGGGACAACTCTGGTAATAATGCTGCTTCAGTAACGGGTCCAACGGTTGCTTTGGGTAGATGGTATTTCTACGCTATGACATGGTCAGCGTCAGAGAAGATGGTTAGATTGTATATTGATGGTAATCTTTATGGTTCAAACGCTAATTCAGCAATAGGGCTTCCGATTACATTGAATGACGCAACTAATCCTCCAACCATTGGGGAAAGACAGTATAGCGGCTACTTACATGGCATGTTAAATGGAGGTGTTTCAGAGTTTGCTATCTTAGGAAGATTGGTTCTTCCGCAAGAGATTTCAGAATACTACAATTGGGCTACGGGGAGAACCAAGAGATTCTTTGTTGTATTTATCCCACAGGTCTACAACGAGACATTGAGCGAAAATTTGTCTTCACTAACAAGTTTTAAGGATTTTCAAACCTATGTAGAGTCTTTCTCAGAGGTTAACTCTATCTCTCATAGTGAGACCGACATAAAGCTCTACATAGAAAATCTCATTGAGACACTACAGTCTTCAGGTCTTATCACTGATATAAAGTCTTACATAGATGTGTTAACTGAAGTTAACAGGTCTTCTTTTGTTTGGTCAGATGTTCAACACTATGTGGATTACCTTCTTGATATAGTAAACCATTTAGGGTCTGTTCTTGATAAACAGCACTACAAGGATGTTTTGCTGGAAGTTCTCAACTCACTCTCATTGGTAGTTGATAAATACGGCTGGAAGGAGGTATTGCATGAGGTATTGCTACACTCAGGTAATGTAGTAGATGTTCCGATGTTATATCTTCTGGAGAACCTTATTGCACAACACAAGCTTGTTGATATACAGAATTACAGGAATGAAATATTTTCGGAGATATTGGTTAACAAATCTTCCGCTGAATTTAGAGTATCAACATGGATTCTGCCTCTTCTCCTTTTGGCTGCCGTAACTGCACCTATGAAGGTTCAGGGTGTTGGTAAGGAGTGGAAGAAGATTACTGGTAGTGCGAGGGTAATAGATATATTTGAAGGTTCTAAAGGAAAGGTTTTGCCATGAGTTTACAGGTATTTCACTTGTACATAGATAGTAAGAACGTGTTGGAGATTTCCTTACTCGATGCCAGCGGGAATCCGTATAACTTGTCAGGATTTGTTGGTACTATTCAGTTTCAGATATTCGCAGAGGATGTAGATATATTCTCAAATGTTCAGCCGCTGTTTACCAAATCAATTGGTAACGGTTTGGAGATTACGGATAGTGCTAATGGGATTATACAGGTTACTTGGTCTCCCTATGAGGTAACCCAAGCAGTAGACTATCAGTTCCGATTGAAGGTAGATTTTGGTGGTGGTGATGTATGGTATCCAATAAGGGGGATATTGAAATTCAAACCTCAGAAATTGAGTGAATAGGTGGTAAAATGCAGGTTCTAAACAACGGTAGATTCTGGCTTACGCTGGCGATTTTTGTTTCCAGTGTAATTTTCTCTGCTGGCGTTATTGTTGCTCGTATGGGTAGCTATTACGGACAAACAGAGGGGCGTGTGCTGGAGCAACGTGTATCAGTGTTGGAAAAACGTTTAGAGAGTATGGATCAGAAGCTCGACCGAATAGAACAGTATCTAATTGAGCAGAGAAATGAAAATCACAGAGATACTCAGCGAAAGTAATGGCAAGCTTTCATTGTGGCGGATCACCCAGTTAATTGTTCTTATATGTTTCGTTATAGACTGGATGGTTAATCTCTTTGGTCAGGGGGTATATCTCCCCACATGGGAGAAGGTTAGTATACTAACGTCGATTCTGGTTGGTAAGGTAATTCAAAAGAAGTTCGAGAATGGAAACAATAATAAAGGGGATTCAGAGGAAGGTTAACTCGCTTATGTATGTTGGTGAGTTGGCTGCGATACTCTTTAATTGGGCTATAGATTTAGCCTCAATGGCAAAGGAAAAGGAAGTTAAGGAGAAATCAGATGACCGTCAAGGAAGTAATAACAGGAGTTCGTGATTTAATCCACGATAGAGGGATGGAGTTTATTCAGGATGACCAGATTATTCTCTCTGCCCTTCAGACCGTGGTTGACGAGATAGTCTTTACGGTTGCTCCGCTTGAGCAATTTGTCGATATTACAGCGGATGGCTCTGGAACATTGCACGATTTGCCAGAGGGATATGTTTTGGTGCGAGGCGTGTATCGCCCATCGGCTGAATCATGGGGGACCACCGAGATACCCCGTATTGATTATGATTCGTATCAAAGGCTAAAGGCGAATCCCACAAATGCTTTCTTCACAGAGGCATATTACATCGTTCCCCCTAACAAGATTGGTTTTTATCCAGATACATCCACCAAGACCTATACTATCAGATACGTAGCATCTCCGCAGTTGACGATGGATGCTACAGGTATACCTCTTCCAGCGGTGCTTGTAGAAGCATCTAAGTTTAGAGTTGCAGCAGATTTGGCTCTCAGCGGATATGTAGATCCACGGCATGTTAATCCTCAGGCAATTGAAGTTTGGCTGGCACGCAGTAAGAACTTTGTAGATGCTTATATCCGTGGAGTTGCTGGAGTTGAGGATGCAACTAAGTTAAGAACAAAAATGAAGTCGCCTTATTTCTAAAGGGTAGAATATGGCTGCTCTATTTGACCAAATGTCGGTTGATCTTGCCGCAATGGTTGCGGATAAGGTGGAGTTTGCTGCTGATAATGGCATCTGGTATTCAGCCCAGCAGCGGGAGGATGCACTTAACTCTGCGATTCAGCAAATAGCTCGGAAGGCTATAGCTGATAAGGATTTTGATGCACTTGTGCCCTATATGAAGAAGTCCTCTCAAAGTATAACAGGTGCTGGTGATTTGGTGATTACCTTTGATGATACCTTTGTTGGGATTTATGAGGCAACTCTCGATGGTCGCCCGCTAATAGTTCTCAGAGGTATGCCAAGAAAAGATTTCATTTACTCATTGCGTCCGTATTCCCATGTGGCTGTTCACAACGATGGTGGAACATATAAGGCGGTTTCCCCCGATTGGTCTATGAATAATTCTGGGACAGCAACATTGACGGTTATTTGGGTTAGTGTCCCACGATATAGTAGGGGTGGGGCTACAGACATTCCTCAATGTTTCCATGACCAATTTAGGTCTTCAATTCTTATGTTAGCTCAGCAATACTTAGCACAAATTGAGGTACAAACGGTATGACAATCAGTGAAGTTCTTGCTCGTGTGGGGTTAGAGATTAACCCCTTTATTAAAGTGCCTTATACGCCGAACCAGATCTTGGTGGTGGCAAACGATGCTTACCGCACAATTGCGTTGCTATCGGAGAGTCTGATTCAGGTTGTAGATGTTACGCCTACAGGGAGTTCTTATTCATTCACTCTTACTGACCCGACGAAAGGCGAGTATATACGAGTAAAGACTGCAACACAATCAGGACGCCCCCTTGCGTATGTTCCACAATATTTATTGATTGAGACGGGGGTTATGCCTGTATATCCAAGCTATACCTATTATTTTACATCCACATCCAGAAAAGTAAGTCTTGCGGGAGTTACTCCAAATGTTGCAGTGAAGCTGGGTTTAGAGTGGGCTCCTAAGGGCATGGTTCTTGTAAATGACTCCGACCAGACTGAGTTCTCGAATGAAGTTGACAATGCATTCATCAACTATCTGATGTTTCTACTTGCTGTGAAAGGGGAGTGGGAAAACCCAGCACATTTACAGAGCCAATTGAACTCCTATATGGCGGAATTGTCTAAGTTCTCATGGATGCCGATAAAAGAAAATGCTGCCCAAACAAAGTGATAATTATCGGAAGATAGACTTTGCTGATCTGAATCTCGGCATTGTTCAGAACCTCAAAGACCCCCTAAATGTTAAAGGGGCTTTAGAGGCGAATAATGCTGATTTCAGTTCAAATTTAGGCGGTATTACCAGTGTTCACAATTGGATCTCAAAACCCTTTGGAATTGATACGAATACCTACGATGTGATAAAGTATCTAAGATTGAGCACTGGCGATGACTTGTATATTCTTTCTAAAAAATCAGACGGCAGTAAGGTTCTCGCTATCTCAGAGGGAGGCACCGGGACTGTTCAGGAATTTACACCCCCCTCTCCCGATTTAACCTTGCAGGCAGCCTCAGCTTCTGATGGTCTTCCTATGGCTTCTGGGGTATCGCCTCATTATTGGGAGTTTGATATTGTTGATGTGCTGGAGAATACGCCCAATAAGTATCTTTACCATCTTAAGCAACATAGTGATTTTGGGCACGTTGCTGCCTATACACTCATTCCATTTTATGTGACAGCGAGTGCCTCTGGGGCTGTGGATGATGTTCTAATGAACGCTGCTTACGTAGAGAGCACTGATGGAGAGGTTAAGGCTCTGGTATATCATGTTGTAAGATATACGGGTAATCTGGGAGTTTGTTACTTTCTTCTGATTGATGGTTGGAGTCTTTTCTTTACATATACATATCCCTATACGTTTACTTCACGAACCTACAAAATATGGTCTCACAGTTTAACTCCATACTTTGTGGACAAGGTTAATACTCATTGGAGGTGGAATACACTTCCTAATGATACTGATGTAGATGACAGTACCGCTCGTGATGTCTATATGTTTCAAATGGGTAACTTTACAAGAGTTTACCCACTAAATACATCTACAAATGGCAATAGGGTTGTTGAGAAGTTTGACAGCAAGTCATTTCTTCCCGGGGATTGCGACCTATTTGATGATATAAAGAATAGCTCTTCTAAATGGGGTTTAGGGAAGACCTCTGTTCCTGTTGGGGCTAAGGAATATGTTTATGTATCCCCGCCAAATCCGTGGGATGCCAAAGCTCCTTGCACTCACAATGTGTTCTCAAAGTATCTGCCGATTTCAGCAGATTTCTCAAAAGAGGCACAAGTATTCATTTCGGCGACATATTTTCAACAGCAGATCTCAGCAAATGACCCAAGGATAACAGTAGACCCGAATATCACAAGTAAACATTATGCCGCAAGAGTTCGGGTTACCTTTGTCACTGATGATGGGCAAGAGTTTTTGCCCATACAGAATGATATCGGGGGTGGGTGGGGATTACTCATAGAGAATAATGTGGCATCGAAGTATTGGACTACGTTTCACATTCAACCTAACACCGTTACACTTCCGCCAAATGTTAAATCAATGCGGATCTATCTTGCGGTAAGAGAGACAGGAACAAAAATCAGTGAGTTATTAGATGAGCGTGGACATGCATTAAGGGGAAGTAGTAGTGCTAACTTTTCACCAGCAGAATATCTTTACTATGATGAGGTGAGCTTAACCGATACACCCTCGTCTTCCTCAAAGGTAGAGTTTAAGCCTTTCGGAGTTTCCGAGTGGTCTAACATTTATTCGACCTCCGATCTGACGATTAAGTTCTTTAACTACGATGTTGATACACATTTCTTCACCCGTGTATCACAGAATGACCGCCCATTTGGTAGCACACGCTATGGCGTTATGGATTGGTTTTATGTCAACACGCCAGCGTTAGGCGTAAGTCTTGATAAGAGCTTGGGATATACACTTGATTTTGTAACAAGTGAGACTACATTCTATAATCCTTGTAAGGTAACATATAAAGTTAGTGGCGGATCTTTTGCCGTTGTTGATAAGCCTNAGAATACATTNATTGAGAATAAGTTTAGTCTGAATGATGTGTTTTCNGCTATGTCCTACAGCATGGGCANATTCTTCGCTGTTAGGAAAGAGAANGGGTATATTACTTACAGTGCCGTAGGTACAGCAGAGGCTCCAGATATTTTCCCTCAGGAGAATGTTATTAAGCTTATAGGCAGGAATCTTAGCCCCATTGG